TCGCAACGGTCAGATTGCTTATTAACGGAACCAACATCGGGAACACTGCCATCATTAGAGAAACAGTCGGGGGCTGTTGGCTCAGCGTCGGCACTCCATTGCTTTGCGTAAAAGATACGCCCAACTTTGGGAGAGGCATTGATAACGACAACATTTAAGTCGCCTTTGACCTTACCCATCTCTTCACCGCCCACAACTTTTCGGAAGATTCCGTTTTTGGGGACGATTCGTTTAACGCCAGTGCGACCGGCGAGTTGTTTTGTAAGCTCACTGACTCCAGCGGTTTGCAGAAAGTCGGGGAGGTCTTGGTTCAACAAAGTAATGTTGCTCATTTTCAGTTTTCCTTAGAACGTCTAACTACCACGGTATATTGATTTTCGACATTCAAGCCTTTCGGCAGAAGGTCAGGATTCTCAAGAAGAAAATCTTTCATGTTTGTTTGATGAAGTCTCTTCTCCAGCAGGCCATATGCACCGGTCTCCTCAATGAAGTCGTACATAGAATCCCAATCATTCGTCCAGTACCGTGACTTTACGGAACGAACAATCGTGCCAGCTTTTGTGCGAATGCTGTCGGCATTCATGTTTTTACAGATCGCAAGCATCTCCGATTCAAGCAACGCCATCTGCTCTTCGATGTCGGCGTACTCGGCTTTATACTTGGAAGTGAGGGTATCTTTGGCGTCGCGCATCTTGATGTAGATAGCGGTCAGTTTGTCTAGGGGGACAGAAGGGGTGGTGACTTCGTCCTGAACTTCTAATGCGTCCATAGTTAGCTCCAGTTGTTTCGGGGGGGTCAGTTTATCACAGACCTTGACAATGTCAAGTACTTTCTAAAATAATTTCTTGCCTGTATAAATCAATTATTTTTGTGTGGTGTGCAATGTTGCCCCGCAAGTGGGCGTACATCTTTGTCTCTATCGGACTGCCTGTTATATGCACGACTGTCATCGGGTTAACTTGACCGGGTCGGTCAATTCGGGCATTGGCTTGTAGGTATGTTTCTACACTTGAGCACGGAGCGTACCAAATAATTGTGTCGGCGGCAGTTAGGGTAAGCCCGTGGGATGCTGCTTGTGGTTGGATGATAAGAACCTTGGGGTGCTCGTTCTCTTGAAACCGCCGCACCAATTCAGAACGTCTATTGACACTCACCTCTCCATTGATAATTTCGCACTTTATATTGTGCTTTTTTAAGTGCTTTTCTAGAAGCTCAATGGTGTGGGTAAAGGGTACAAACACCAGCACTTTTTGGCTTGATTCCTCAATGACTTCCTGCACCACATTTAATCTGCCAGATACATCAAACTCTAGGACTTCTCCAGTATCCGTATACACAGCGCCCCCGGATATTTGAAGTAGCTTGTTGAGTTTCACGGCGGCATTGACTGCCGATATTTCTTCTCCGTCGGCCTCAATCAACATCTGCTTCTTGAGTACGTTGTAATACTTGATCTGTTGNGGTGACANCGGTGCATCACGGTCAACAAAGGTTACAGGGGGTAGGTCAAGGCACTGCTTCTTCTCAAACCGTATAGCTGGTTGGAGTATCTTGTGGACAATGTGTTTGGACTCGGGGCGTGGTATCCAGCGGTAGTCACTGACCTTGAGCATTACTTGATCTCTAAATTGCCCAAAGAACAGGGGGATGCCAGTGGGGTTCACTAACTTTGCTAATCCGTAAGCATCCACAGGAGACTGCGCGGCGGGAGTTCCAGTCAACATCCACAACCCACGTATGACTTTGGTTAGGTCTCGCAAGTCTTTCCACCGCTCTGTCTGCGCATTCTTATACGCTGACGCTTCATCTACCACAATCAAATCGAACCCGCCCTTGAGCAGTTCACTCTTAACAATTCCAACCCCATCAAAATTAATGATGACAAACTCTGACCCCGCATTGATGATCTCTTTGCGCTTCTTAGCCGCGCCGTGTGCAACTGACACCGTGCGATGGATTGCGAACTTAAACAAGTCCTGTTGCCATGCCGACTTCATGATTGACAAGGGGCAAATCACTAACACTCGCTTCACTAATCCTCGTTGCATCAAATAATCAACTGCCCAAATCACTGATGCTGTCTTGCCTGTCCCCTGCTCGTTAAAGCAGAACGCTTTGTTGTTGGTCGTTAGGAACTCGGCTGTAGTCTTCTGATGATCGAACGGTGTGAACCCGTGGGGACGAGGCCACTCATACTCTGATAAGTTCATTTTTTCTTTGGCTTGTTGGTTTTGACAGTATGGTCTGAATTGCGGCTGAACGAACGGTTGGCACTCGGGGTCTTGAGCTTAAGATTTCCTGAAGCATTGCTCCCCCCTTTGGACAAGGGAACCACATGGTCGATGTCTTTTCCAGTACGGTCAACGCCCTTCTTGTCCATCTCGCTTCTTGCTCGTTGACGTTCAAGTCGTGTATCAGATTCGCCTCTTGCTTTTTGCTGTTCATATTCTTTTTTGTATGGTCTAGGTTTGTTTACGTAGGGCATGATGTTTCCTTAGTGGTTCATTCAAGTGTTGCTTTGAGTTTCAAAGCGTGTATTAAGTCGGCTAAACCATACATAATTTCACTGCCTTCCCATTCGCCTGTTATTTTTATGCGCACTGTGTGTACATCTTCTAACGTAACAACGGTTTCGTCTTGTGGGCTGTCACCTGTCAATAGCGTAACCTCCATCAACTGCGAAAAACCTGAAGGTGTTTCAAATTCCAACACTGTGATTTCGCTGTTACCGTTTCCTTCTTCATCCACCACAGCACGTACAGCGCCGTAGTAGCTTTGCCATTCATTGGTTACGTAATTAGTTGAATCAAATTTCATTTTTAGCTCCGGTTGTATTCACATTGTTTGACCGCGCAGAACTTGCACAGCGGCCCACTGATAGGATTCCACACTCCATTTTCTAACGCCGCCTCAATCCGTGCAACACCCATCGCTGGCTTTTCTAGGTACTTTTGCATCATTTCTCTGTGGTGCTCGGCTTTCACAAACTCCTTGCTTACCGTAAAGATCAAGGCTGACTTCACTCGATTGATTTTGGGGAACTTGGCAAAAAGACCAGCCGCCACAAGGTCGAGTTGTTTGGTGTCTGCGTACCGTGCACTCTTGCTGGTTTTGTAGTCGGCGGAATGCGCCAAACCCTTTTCTTCGTTCAATACAACCAAGTCGGCAATACCGTGCCACCATACGTTCGGGGCATGGAACTCACAAGCCTCTAGGTCTTTGGTCAAGCCTAGCTTTACCTCGCACAGCTTCTCCCCCTCTAAATTCTTGAGGGCATCCAGCGTGTCCTTCATGTACTCAAACGCTGGCGGGATTGGCTTACCGTCACGGATGTATTCCTCTGCCACAGTATGAGCAGTCTTGCCGTACAGCGTTGCCGTTGTGTCAGGCTCAACAACATCCTTGGCTATCTTGGTGTGATAGTACTTCTTTGGGCATTGCTCAAATGTTTTTAAGCTACTGAACGACCATACGATACTCATAAATCTTCCTTTGGTATTCTAAATTCCCAAAACCCATACGCATCGCCACGACTCCATCTGTCCCATGAAAAATGTACATCGCGTGTTTTCTTGTTGATGTACTTCCACAAGACTCTCATCAGCAATCTCCATAGCTCTTTCCATACCCTGCTTCGCAGTTCAGGGGTAGCTCGGGTGCCCACGACGGACGGATACGCATACACAACTCAACGTACTCCTTAGCTGTTTCAGCCTCGTCTTCCGGTGCAATACAAGCCACGGCGTCATGCACCGTCATAACTACGCGGTACTTTTTTGCAATCATTAACATCTGCTCACCTATCACAATACGTGCAAGTGCTTGGCATACGTTCTCGATTACTTTACCGCCGTAGATTCGGTTGGGTATGACAGCTTTGCCCTTCTTGGTGTCGTACACATACTCAACATCGCCATCGTCGTCTGTCTTTTTACGTAGGTTGGGATACTTTAAGCGCAGTCCGTTGGGTAGCAGGATGCCCTCGGAACCATCTACCTTGAGAATGCCGCCCCGACCAAAGGATGTGGTTTGTTCACCGATGATTGCGGAGAATATTTTTGCCGCCTCTTTCCACAACGCTGATATGTTTGGGTAGGTTCGACGATATGTATCAATGATGCGTTTCGCTTCATCCTCCGATACCTCCACTCCAAAAGCTTTGAGTTGCGTTCTAAACTTAACCGCACCCATACCATAGCCAGCCCCAAGAATCGTTGTCTTACCGACGAAACGCTCATCCTTTGTGATCTCTTCAATCTTTTTGCCATAGATAGCCGATGCCATGATTTTGTATACATCTTCGCCCCTTTCAAATGCTTCTACCAAATCGTCTTGCCCAGCCAGCCATGCCAGCGTCCGTGCTTCAATCTGTGAGGAATCTGAATCAATCATTACCATACCAAACGGCGCAAGGACAGCCTTTTTCAGTGGGGATGTGCGCTGTAAGTTCTGTAAGTTGATCTTGTCGTCACCACCCCAGCGTCCAGTGTGTGCGGCATAGTAGCGTAGGGGTACAGGCATTGGGCCTCGTTTAGCAATCCCAATGAACCGCTCGGTGCGGGTCTCTTCAATGGTTGACTTTGTACCTAACCGCGCCGCAACCAATACTTGCACATTCGCATTCTCATGCTCCAGTAGGGCCTTGAACTCTTCATCCATCTTAGAGAATGCGTAAGTCTGCTTACCAGTAGTAGGACTCTTCTTCATGGGCGGCTCAACACCAAGTGATCTAAGCAAGTCGGCGAATTGCGGGTTGCTCATCAAAGTGTCTTTGTCGAAGTTGTTCAATATCTCTGTCTTGCGCATCTTCTCTAACTTAAGATGCAGGTCTAACATCAACTTGTCCAACNGCAACACTGGCTCGGTNAACATNCGNATGGTCAGGTCAATCAGGCGTAGCTCAATCTTTGGAAAGCCTTGGCTCATTAAACCGAACAAGTCCCATGTCAGCTTCACATCGTTCTTACAGTAGTCGCCGTATCGTGCCAAATCTTCCTTGTTAAAGTCTTTGCGAAACTTATTGATGGCGTTGACAACTTCGTTACCCTTGACCCCGATTCCGTAGTAGGTCGCTAAGACCGCTAGACTGCCGCCTACCTGAGTGCCATGCAATGCTCGCGCCATGCTCAGCGTATCCAACCAGCCTTTGGGCTTAATGCCGTATATCCAATTCAGGATGGCTCCGTCAAACACTGCGTTGTGCGCCAGCGCAAGGGAATTCTCCCAATCAAAGTCATTGAGGAACTGGTACATGGCTGTGTGGCTACCGCTGAACCATTCCGGCTCGCCATCGTTTACCTGTACCGCAACACCGATAACTTCAAAGCGTGGGTCGCGGATGTATTCCTCAGTGGTCTGCTTGGCAAACCCAAGGTCACCGCCGTAGGCTGTCTCAAAGTCGATTGTGATTATGTTCATCTGAAAAGATTCGAGGATGTGGTTGCCGCCTTCATTTGCTTTACATCTTCTTCGCTAAGGGTTTGTTCGCCAAGTCGTATGTTTGGGCTATACGTATCTTGTAGCTGTGCAAGGGTGTACCCAAGACGAGAGCCCTCTGCCTTTATTTGCGCTTGACCAAACCCACTATTGCTACCTATTTGCGCACCGGTAAAGTAAGGAGCGCCTTTTAGTTGTTCTTCCATGTTGTCCTTCAACAACTCACGCATGACCTTCTCGTCGAATTCTTTGCGCCGTACTTCTTTCAGCGCTTCGTGCAGTGCACCCTTCTCAGGCTCAGTCAACACCTCACGGAAATTAGCGGCGAACATGAAGTGCCATTTGTCAGCACTACCATAAAACTCACTGGGATTGGACTCCATTCGCCCTACCAGCGCACGTACACCTGCGGATAATTCAGTCATTGTTAGCTCCTTCATTGTTTCATCAGTTGGATAAGTTGCTCTAAGTATTCGAGTTGCTCTTCGGCAATTACGGCGGCTGTGCCACCGCATTGTTTTATCTCTCGAAGGTTTTTTTCTTGCAGTGCCGTGGTCGTGCCTTTGCCTGCCTTGGCTTCAACAGCAAGGAAGTTTCCGTTGACACAGCATAGAAAATCGGGGACTCCTGAGTTGCCGTAACCAGTGCCGATGGGCATGGCGTAGTAGACACCGTTGTCTTTCAGGATTTTTTTAATCTTGGCCTTGACCTTGGCCTCGGGGGTTGCCGCCACTAACTACTCCAAATTATTTTCAAGCGGCGATAATAACACATTGCTAGACAATGTCAAGCACAGACGTAAAAAAGCCACCCGAAGGTGGCTGGGGCTTACCCTAACAATTTGTTAGGCTTGCGCGATTGCTCGTTCAAGATACCACTTGGCTTTCTCCAAATCTTGCTTGCGGTCGCCCTTGTGGTCGGCTCGGCTAATGTACTTCACAGCATTACCTAAGTGATAGGATAAATCTTTCGCTTCGATAAAGTCGATAGTCTCCATACCACCTACCTTGTAATGGGCAGGGTGATTCACTGGGTCTTCGGTTGGCTCCTCCATTGTGATTGGCGTGTCGCTTGAAGTGAATGTAATTGCTTCCCATTTTTGCGCCGCCGCTCTACGCCCTTTGGTGAGTTCGTATATCATTCCTGATACTTCCTTGTCCATACTCTTCTTAGCCATGTACGCAATTTGGTACGTGGTCTTGAATTTCTTGGCTACTTCAGCAGTTGTAGCTGTTGGGTTGGTGGCGAAATACGCTCGCATCTTTGCGGCGCGGCTTGTGTTGCGTTTTTTAGCTGTTGCCATTGTTAGCTCCTTGCTGTTGGCTGTTTACATACTCGGTTAAAACTTCACGAATCTTGGCTTGCTTTGAATACGGATAGTGGGTGTTGAAGTAATCCATCACATGCTTTGGTAATCGCAAGCTCGTATTGAAGAGGGTCGGCTTCTTACTCGGGCCTCG